AGATGAGTTCATTTTGTGGAATGATGCCGGGCCCCGCGCCAACTTCTTCCACAAGGGGAACGGCGAGGTAGTCTTCATCCGGGGGAGGGGGGAGAGCATTGCCTGCGGGGGCCACACGCGCATCGATGAAGCAGACGTTTTTAGAAGGTGTAGTCTCCGATTCGAACTTGCCCCCAAGTCGTTCAAACCAATCTAGGACGGCCTTATATTGCGTGTCTGAACCTTTCAAAAAATTGAACAATTTTGTCTGTTGCGTTGGGGACAACCCTAAAAATCTCGCCATATCAACTCGTGTGGCGAATTCCTTCCCGTGCCCAATTTTGGACTCAAAAAATTTAATGATCCAGTCTGTTTTACCCATGGTTACACCATTAGCATACGCGCTAATAAAAGCAATTTTTTAATTTGCAAATTCGCTTGACCATTGAATAGCGAATGAGCTAATATTTCCACATGAATATCGAATACGCTGCAAAAGAACTGATGAAGAAGAGAGGATGGACGCAAGTAGCCCTTGCCAAAGCCGTAGGCATCCATCCCGTTACCTTGTGTCGGCTCTTGTCTGCTCCAAAAAGGCGACAGAGCGCCTATGATAAATTGCTGGACTTTTTAGTTAGAAATGAAGAGCGGCTTACAGCCGCCCCCAGCACTCCCACCGGACAAGGAGAAACGGATGTCTAGCCTGCTGTTCCTGTTGATGGCGATGTTGCTCTGGTTGTGTTGGGAGATCAAACGCGCCGATGGGGAATGTCCACGATGTGGAACCCTTGTCCCGCGTGGGAGCGTTTGTCCTCATTGTGGCTGGAAAGCCTAGTCCTTCCACGCATCGCCGGACCACGGCCTCGGGTGTCGGGTACTCCGCGGCGCGGTATGCCCTCCAGCGGATGACGCCACAGGACAGGATGCGGACACGCCACATAGGGCCGCGCAGGGTGAGGAGCAGGTGAACAAGTTCCATGCCCCCATTAGAGCATGGGGATACACCAAGGAAAATGATCGATGAATACCCAAGATTATAACACGTTGACGGAAGTTATCGAGGCCATGATCGATGAAGGCGAAAAGCCGATCAAGGCCATCGCCGCCGAGATCGGCAAGCCGTATCCGACTCTCAAGCGTGAGCTGAACCCTACTGACGACGGCGCGAAGCTCGGAGCGGACGTACTGCTCGGCATTATGGCCTCCTGTGGCTCCATCGCTCCGCTTGAATGGCTGGCGGATAGGCTCGGCTATGTCGTGAAGCGCAAAGACTGGGCGGAGCCGGACAGGGCGACGTGGGGCGAGGAAATGGCAGATGTGCAGGAGGCTTTCGGCGTGATGGCTTCATGCATGTTGAAAAAGGGTCATCCCTCAGAAGTCGAAACCAATGCAGGAGAGGTCAAGAACCAGCTTGATCAGGCAACAACACGGTATCGCCGCTCTTTCGATGTGTTGAGTGAATCCTTCGCCTCAGGTCGGGAAATGTAATGTCTTGCCGTTTTGGACGTCTCCATCGTGACGGACGCCGCGTTCTGTGCTTTGCGGACTGGTCGAAAGAGTACGGAGTACCGGCGTGGTTTACGAGAAACGGCTACGTCAAAGATGTGACCTTCTGCCGCCTCCGGTGTGAGAAGAGAGAAGAGAATGGAACAGGTCCTTTTTTCAAGCAAGAGCGTTGAGTGGGGGACTCCGCAGGCGCTCTTTGACGCGCTGGACAGACGTTTCGGCTTCTCGCTCGACGTGTGCGCGACGCGGGAGAATGCGAAGTGCCCGCACTTTTTCGACAGGACAATGGACGGCCTCGCGCAGTCGTGGGCCGATCACCGCTGCTGGATGAACCCGCCCTATGGGAGGGGGATCGCCGCATGGGTCGAGAAGGCCCGCAGGGAGGGAGAGCGTGGTGCGCTTGTCGTCGGGCTGCTCCCGGCACGCACAGATACGCGGTGGTGGCAAGAGCATGTGCACGGCCATGCCGATGTGCGCTTTCTCTCCGGGCGTCTGAAGTTCGGCGGCGCGAATACCGGGGCTCCTTTCCCCTCGGCGATCGCGGTCTGGTGGGGATGGGACGTGCTCGGCGGCGGTTTCTCCAAGGCATAAGGCAAAAGAAAAGGCCCTCTGCTGGAACAGGGGGCCAAACACAAAATAATCTCTATGGAAACATTATGATGGAAACAAAGGAAAAAGTCAACAGTTTCATACTCTATACGGAACAGTGGCCAGCAATTTCCTTGCTGAATGATGTTCAGCGTTCAACCCTCATGCAAGCGATCTTCGCACTGCATGGTGCATGTCAGATGCCTGAGCTTGATGACATGACCAAGGCGATTTTTCTTCTCATGAAGCCACGGTTTGAAGAGAACCGGGATCGGTATGCGACGAAGTGTGAAGCAAACCGGGAAAACGGGAAAAAGGGTGGCCGTCCACGCAAAAACAAAAACCAAACGGTTAATTATGAAAACCCAAAAACCGAACGGTTTTTAGACGAAAACCCAAAAACCCTTACTGACTCTTATACTGACTCTGATTCTGATCCTGATTTTAAAACACCCCCACCCCTCACAGAGGGGCAGGGTGGGGGGGAGGGTGAGTCCGCTTTCGCTCACGGGGAAGAAAAGCCCACACCTCGGGAACTCGGAACGAACCCTAGGGCGCAAGGGACCAATCCCCGGCTCACTGGCGATAATCCCCGCGCTCAGGGAACGAACCCACGGGCGCAGATCGAAACGTCATACCCGGACATGGCCTTTGTTCAGTTTCTCGACGCCTACGCGCCGGAAAAGAGGGATGAGGGCGCGGCTTGGCAGGCATGGCTCACTCTCTCACGGGCAAAACAGCTTCCGGGGCTCCCCAAGCTGCTTGATGCTGTCACGGCATGGGAAAACTCTGAGCAGTGGCAGAAAGACAACGGCCAGTACATCCCGCTGGCATCCAACTTTCTCAGCAAGCGGCGATTTCTCGATACGCCTACTCAGCGCGCGGCTCCTGCTGACGAGTTTGATCCTGAGCGCTTTGCCAAGGCCGCTGAGCAATGGAAAAACAGGTACAAAACGACAGGGGGTGCATGATGAACGGAGATACTTTTTTTGGCATGATGAGAAATATTTACGCTGTCTTCAACAAGCCTGTCCCTTCCGATTCTTCGCCGTTCGTCATGTCGGTCTGGGAAAGAGTTAATCATGTCCCGGATGAAGCTGTCCCGTACATCGTGAACCAGATCGCGGACGAGGAGAGAATGCCTCAAAACGTGGGTCGGGCGATACTCCGGGCATGGGAAAGCTGGCAGGCGAACAATCCCGGGCGCATGGTGCATATCCACTGCGACGAGTGCGGAGACGATGGTTTTTTCTGGTGCTGGAAGCAAGACGAGAAGACGGGAAAGTATCAGCACTTTTTGTCTCCGTGCCCGGCGTGTCGGAAAGCTGAATATCCTCTGCCTTCGATGCGTGAGCTGAGGGAACGCGGCGTCGTCGTGATGCCTGTCGGCTATACGGGGGGCCCGGTGCAGTTTGACCGGGATTCTGAGCTTGGGGCCCTGTGGCCTGTGGGGACACCAGAGGGATGCGGAAAGATATTCATTTCTGCTACGGAAGGGAAAAGGGATATGCGCCTTGATCCGCTCCGCCTCCGGGCCATGAGCGAGGCTGAACGGGCTGATGTAGCGGGGGCCCGGTATGCGTAGGGCTGCGCGCGTGGACGACAACCAGCGAGAAATCGTGGAAGAACTCCGGCGTGTTGGGTGCTCTGTCTGGTCACTCGCAGGGGTCGGCAAAGGCTTCCCGGATCTCGCTGTGGGGTTCCGGGGCCGCAATCTCTTTCTTGAAGTCAAAGACGGCTCCAAGCCGCCGTGCAAGCGTAAGCTGACGCCGGATGAGGAAGCCTTTCACGCGTCTTGGCGCGGGCATGTCGCCGTGGTCGAAAGCGTCGAGGACGCTCTGAAAATTCTGGGGGTAATGTGATGAGGAAAAAGAAGGAACGGGTCAAAAAGCTTGAGGGGTGGGGCGCTATTTGCGCTTGCGTTGGCTGGACTCGTCCCACGCTGATAAAATACGGTTTCCCTGTGTATCGTCAGATCGCACAGGGAAACCGGGTCTTTGCGTATGCAGATGAGCTGAAAAAGCACAAGCTTAGTCTTGAGCAGAGTTTTTTTTGTCAATCTCTCTCTGCATGAGTTCGGTGATCCAACGTGTTCTCGTTTTTCCTTCTTGCTCCGCCGCTATCCTTGCCGCTTCCCACAGTCTGTCTGTGACTCGGAGAGTGCGGTTTTCGGCTTTTTCCTCTTTCAGAGACCGTCCTGCTCCGGGGCGTTGGCCTCCCCATTTAGTTACACTTTCCATTTTTTACCAACTTGTTTTCTTTAGCAATATCAAATACGGTGATGTGATTACGTTATTAAACAAAAAGTTTTGGTTTGACTTTATACCAATTTGGTTCGTTATTGCTCTTTCCAAATTCAAATTCAATTGGAAGCCTTTCATTGATGGCTTCAATCAGCTTGAGCACGACAAGCCAAGAACTGTCATAAAGAGCTTGTCTGACATTTGCTCTTCCATTTCCTCTATTAAAGATCTCGTTATCTTCATCATAATAGAGAAGCGTAGCTTCATAATCGAAAAGAGATAAAATTCCCTTCGCTGTTGCAAGGATTTCTGACTCATCTTTTAAAGAAGAACCTCCTGTAAAATGCGGAATTTTTTCTAAGATTGCAATCAGATGTTTTATTGCGGAGTCTGAGTCAGGCCCGATGTAAGCATCGAACCTCAGATCTTCGGGAAGCCATTCCATTTCTTCCTGATACGTTGCAAGTTTTGAATATTCTTCATGATTTTTGATGTCATTCTTGTAATTGTCTTTAATATCTTTATAGCATGACATAATGGTATTTCCTTGATGTTAGAGTTTACTTTCCTTTTCCCTTTCGTTGAAAATACAATAGCACTACATCTTGAAAAAAGCAAGTGCTTTTTTCAAGTTTTTATTCATACTTTTTCACTTCCTTTCATTCCCTTTCAAACCGTTTCAACTCCTTTCATTCTTTACATTTTTTCTCTGGATGTGATACGCTCCCGGCAAAAGTCAGGAGCGTTTTTTTATGGGCAATTTCCATTTTTCCACCAGATCCCTCCGCAACCTTTCCGGGGTGCACCCGAATCTGATCGCCGTGGTTGGGCTGGCGCTCTCTCAGAGCGTTGTGGACTTTACCGTGGTGGAAGGGCTGCGGGACATTGAGACACAGCGTCAGAACGTCGCCAAGGGCGTATCTCAGACCATGAACTCACGTCATCTCAAGCAAGATGACGGATTTGGTCATGCCGTGGATCTCTATCCATACTTTGATGGCTCGGTGCAAGTTGAAGCCCCGGAAGAGGCTTTCAAGGGCATCGCTTACGCCATGCAGTCAGCCGCCGACACGCTCGGCATCCGCATCACGTGGGGGGGCTCTTGGAAGTCTTTCGTCGATATGCCGCACTTTCAGTATGAGGGGGGGAAGTGATGACCACGACAAAAACCTTTTGGGCGGGGCTTGTAACTGCCCTTGCCGGGCTTCTCAGCATCTTCGGCATCGATGTGTCCGGCGATACGCAAGCCGCTATCGTCAACGGCATTTCTGCCATTGCTACGGTGGGTGGGGCGGTTGTCGCCGCCATTTCCGCATGGCGCAATAACCGCAAAAATTCTGATGCCGAAGAAGAAAAGAAGGCGTGAGCGTGTCCCGTGTCGTTGAAGTCCTCGCCCTCGCTCTCTCACTCGGCTACCGCTGGCTTGAAAAGCTGGATGCGGATCGGGCTCAGGCTTTCCGCGATTCTTTGCGTGATGACCCTCTGCGCGTGCTCATGCAGCAGACCGGGGGCAAGCCTTCCGATCCCGTCCACGCCTACTCTGACAAGTCAGAAAATCGTGGTGCTGGACGGGGTGAGGGGGTGGTGGATCGATGAAAGGGACGCGGCAACGCTGGCGCAGTGGATTTACGATGTTGAGCAATCAGGAAGGTGAGCATGGTCGCCGGAACAACTTGTCCCGAGTGTACCGACAAGGAAATCAGGGAGCGTCTTGTGCGTATCGAAACGCTCCTTGCATCTGAACATGAACTGAACATTCCCGCCCGCGTAGCATCGCTTGAAGCTGAAAGGGATCAAAGGACGGGTGCATACGCAATCCTTGGTATCATGTGTTCCGCCCTTGGTGCGGTTATCAGCAAAGTCTTTTGGAACTGAAAATTTCCTTGGGATAGGCAGGCCAGCCGAAAGGGGGAAGCTACCTCCCCTTTCCCAAGGTTACCGGTAGGCCAAAGGGTAGATTGGCATGAATGGATACATACAGCGTTCAAAGGGCGATTTTGCAAACGGAACTCCAACCCACAGACAAGCTCGTGGGCATGGTCCTTGCCCTGCACATGGACAGGAAAACCGGGAAGATCAGGGTTCGGCAAAAGACGATAGCAGAGGAATGCGGGGTATCGGACAGGACAGTAAGAAAAGCGATAGCGAACCTCGTAGACGCCGCCGTCTTTACGTCTCAGAGGACGGGACGCGCTGCGATACTGATACCGCTCTGGAAAGAGAGTGGAAGAGTGGAGCGGAAGCCAGCTTCCGATCAGACCGGAACTCAGGTTCCGCTTTGGGTGCTCGACACGACACTGAGCACGAGGCCGGAAGAAGAGGAAAAACGAGGTCACGCAAGGTTTTTGAGGGAAAAGGCAAGAAAAAGCTCAAAACTGTAGCGCGTGAATTCAAGTCAGAACTCACCGCCAAGGCGACTGATTCAGAAAAAGCTTTTGCGGACATTCTGATTAATGCTGGTATCAAATACAAATTTCAGAATATTTTTAAGATGGGGAATACGTTTTCAATCGTAGATTTTTTCCTCCCCGATTATGCGACAGTCGTTGAAATCGACGGTGGCTATCATAACACGACTGAACAGTCCGCAAAGGATGAAGCTAGAACGAGGGAATTGCTCAAGCGGCACGTGAACATAGTTCGTGTTGTGCGGTTCAAGAATGAAGAGCTTTCGCTGGGAACAGATTACGTTTTGAGAAAGATGGCACGGGCAATTATCCCGTGGATGAAGTGGGAGTTGTGAGCATGGCAAGAGAAGATTTGAAGCCGGTTCGTACCAAAGAGGAAGCAAAGAGACGGGGCCGCGCTGGAGGCATCGCTTCTGCTGCTGCTCGGCGTGAGAGAAAGAGCTTTGAAGCCACGCTCAAAGCCATTCTCGACACTCCGATGGAAGAGCTTGAAAGTCTCAGCCCGCGTCTTGCTATCTGCAAAGGGATGATCATGAAAGCCGCCGCTGGAGATAAGCCCGCTGCGGATTGGGTACGTGATACCGTAGGCGAGAAGCCTGTGGATAAGCAGGAGCTTTCCGGGCCTGACGGTTCTGCGGTTTCTTCTGAAATCGTTGTTAGCTTTGTGGAGCCGAAATGATCGAAGCACCTTTGCCTGTAGCTTTTTCCGAACTCTTCAAGCCACATCGCTATAAAGTCTTTTATGGCGGACGGGGCGGGGCGAAGAGCAGGAGCTTTGCGCGGGCATTGCTGCTTATCGGTACTCAGAGGGCGATACGGTGCTTGTGTGCTCGCGAGGTGCAGAACTCCATACGTGATTCCGTAAAGCGACTTCTTGATGATGAGATCGGACGGCTTGGGCTTTCCGGCTTCTATCGCTCGACGGACAACGAAATTCGGGGAGTGAACGGCTCTCTTTTCATATTCTCTGGTTTGCGCATGTCTCCTGAACGCTTGAAATCTTTTGAGGGCATTACGCACTGCTGGATCGAAGAAGCTGAGACGGTGAGCGAGCGTAGCCTTGATCTGCTCATCCCGACGATGCGTACGGCGGGATCGGAAATCTGGATGAGCTTCAATCCAGATCGCGTAAATTCCATTGTCTGGCAACGCTTCATAGTGAAGACACCGCCGCCTGACAGCTTTGTCAGGAAAGTAGGGTGGCGCGACAATCCTTGGTTCCCTGATGTGCTACGGGCAGAGATGGAGCACTGCAAGGCGACGGATCCGGACAAGTACGATCACGTGTGGGAAGGGAACCCAGTGCTTGTCGCTGCAGGATCGTACTACGGGCGGCTGCTTCAGAAAGCCGATGAAGATGGGCGGATCGGAAAGATTCCCGTTGAGCCGAACCTTTTGGTCAACACTGCGTGGGACTTGGGCGTGGCGGACTCCACCGCGATCTGGTTCTTCCAGTTCCTTCCGTCAGGAAATTTCGGAGAATGGCGCTTTGTCGACTACTACGAGGCCAGCGGAGAAGGGTTGGCGCACTATGCGGAAGTGCTGGCGAAGAAAGGCTATCGCTACGGCGCGCACATCGGGCCGCATGATCTTGCTGTGCGCGAACTCGGGACGGGCAAGAGCCGAATAGAAACCGCGCGAGGAATGGGTATCAACTTTACCACGGCCCCACAGCTTCCCGTAGCTGATGGGATTGAAGGCGCACGGCAGGTTATCGGGGCCGCATGGTTCGACCGCGACAAATGCGGGCAGGGCCTCCAAAGCCTTTGGGCATATCAGCGTGAGTTCGACGAGGTGCGCGGGTGCTTCAAAGAGCATCCGCTGCATGACTGGACAAGCCACGGAGCGGACGCTTTCCGGTATGCTGCGGTTGGATACAGAAAGCCGGATACCGGATTCAAGCCGTTGTCTAGAACAAATTTGAGGGTGTGCTGATGTCATATTCCAAAGGGATGAAAGAGCGCATCCGGGCAATCGTATCGCGTGAGTCGAAACATTGCATCGGAACTGATGGCGGGGAACTATCCCGCGCTCGTACCGATCTGAAAGAGGCATATCTCGGGTATGGCTATGGAGTAGACAAAGAACGCGCCGGGCGTGGCCTCTCTACATACGTAGACCGGACGATGATGGAGACGATCGAGTGGGCGAAGCCTGGACTTTTTAGGGTCTTCGGTAACGAAGAGATCGTACGGTTCGACCCAAGGTCGCCGGAAGAGGAACAGGCGGCTGAAGATGCCACAGTCTACATCAATCAGGTCGTCTTTGGGCGTCGGATGTTCCAGATTATCCACAACGTATTGGCGGATGGCCTTTATCAGCGGGTCGGCTGGTGCATCGCTCACGCTCCGAAGAAAGAGAAACAGCAAGTCGATCAGTACACCGGGCTGACTGAGCAGGAAGCCATAGCGCTTATCTCTCAATCTGGAATTTCTAGCCCGGAAGAGGTCGAGAGCGTCAGCTATCCCGATCCGCAGTTCGGAACACTCTTTGATCTGACACTTCGGACGACGCGGGAAGAGCGGGAGATACGGATCGATCCCATTCCTTCGGAAAGGGTCATCATCTCCGAAGATGCCGCCGATGTGGAGTCTGCACGGTTCGTCGCGCACTGGGAAATCAAGACGGCCTCTGATCTGAGAAAAGAGGGATACTCACAGGTTCTTATTGACGAACTGCCCATGGAATCCGGAGATGATGAAATGCCGGAAACGCGGGTGACTCGGGAAGTTAATGCCAGCAGTACCGATGCCCCGGAAGGTACGGATGCGCTCAAGCGCTTCAAGATCTGGGAGGCGTGGACTGAATGCGATCTGAACGGCGACGGAATCGCCGAAAAAGTCAAGGTTACGTACTGCGGGGATGACAACAACATTGTCGTGCTGAATTTCGAAGAGTGGCCGCTGTACCGCGCTCCGCTCTTCAATGCCTGTTCCCTGCCTCTGCCTCATGCGGCTGTTGGGCTGTGCCTTGGCGATCTGGTCATGGATCTTCAGTCGCTCAAGACTGAGATGACGCGGCAATATCTTGATGGCCTCGCTTTCTCGAATCAGGCTGAAATCGTCGTAAGGACAGGGGCCGGAGGTGGGGAGATCGACATGGATTCTCTCTTATCTCGCGGTCCAGGGAACGTCATCCGCGCAAAAGGTGATGCTGAGATCACACCACTTCCTGTCGTCACATCTTCAGGAGAAGCACTGCAAGGACTTGAACTTGCCGACGGTATGACTGAACGCCGGACGGGGATCAGTTCTCGTACGCAGTCAATCCAAGCCGATACGCTCCAAAATACCGCTACCGGGGCCTCGATCATGGATGAGGCCGTGAACCAGCGGCTTGAGCTTATCGCCCGCGTCTTTGCCGAGATGTTCTTTAAGCCTTTGGGACGGTACGTCCTGCACCTCGTCCACAAGTACCACAATAAGCCAGTGCAGATACGGCTTAAAGGCCGCTTCATGGACTTTGATCCGCGCCGATGGGACCCCGATATGGATATCTCAGTAGCCGTTGGCCTTGGGACAGGGAACCGCCAGCGGCTCGTGGCGACGTACCAGGGCATTCTTGGCATACAACAGCAGATGATCACACAGCTTGGCAAGAATAGCCCGGTACGGCTCACAAACCTGATCTACACCTGCCATAAGATGGCTGAGGCTGCTGGTCTTGAGGCTCCTGAGCGTTTCTTCGGGACAGAGGAACAGGCCGCACAAGCGGAACAGGCGATCATGAACGCTCCGGAACAACCTTCACCTGATATTCAGAAACTCCAGCTTGAGCAACAGAAGGCGCAGGCGAAACAACAGCTTGATGTCCAGAAAGCTCAAACGGAAGCGCAGCGGAAGGCCTATGAAACTCAGGCAAAAACCGCTCTGGAACGGCAGAAAGTGGAAGGTCAGCTTGCGTTGAAGGCGATGGAGCTTCAAGGCGAAAAGGAACTTGATGCCACACGGCTCATGATGGGCGAACGCGGGCCGGAACTGACAAACCTGCGGGGGGTGTGATGGACGAACAGGAACAGCGGGCGCACGAGGCGAAACGCATACTCGAATCTTCTCTTTTCTCCGAACTGTTTGAAACTATTGATGAGAGGATCGTCAAAGGCTGGCGGGCGGCGGCTGATGAAGCGGAGCGCACAAGGCTATGGCTGAAACAACAGTGTCTTGCTGAAGTGCGGCGGGAATTATTTTCGGAAATGGAAGCGCAGGCACTGAAAGAACAAAGCGACGGCCTTTTCCGGCGTACGCTTAAAGCTCTGAGAGGCATATGATGGAAGAACATGTGAACGATGGCGGAATGGAACTTCAAGAGCCAGAATCCTCATCTCTTGAAAGCGTCGACGAGATCGCCGCGCTTCTTGATGGGGATGACGTGGAAGAACAGCAGGAAGAGGGGGAAGGCACGGAAGAACAGCCTTCTGAAGAGGACGGCACACGCTCGGAGGAAGAACCTGAAGAGCCCGAAGAGCAACCCGAACCGGAAGCGGAGGATGTCCCGGAAGGATGGGACGGAGAAGTCTTTAAGGCGCTTCCTCCGGATGCCCGTAACTACGTAACGGAGCGCGAGCGTGCGTATGCTGAGGCTATTTCCTCCCGGACGGCTGAACGCGATCGGGCTGTACAGGAAAAGACTCTGTATGAGCAGTCCGTATCCTCGGAACTCCAGACGGCTCTGCGTATTGTACACGATGTCGTAAACGGCGAGTTCGCCGGAGTAGACTGGTTGAAGCTCCAGCGCGAAGACCCGCAGACGTTCCTTGCTCTGGATGCTGAACGTAAAATGCGCATGGAAGGCATCCAACAACTGCACCAGAACGTGATCAAGGCACAGCAACATGCACAGGAACAGGCGGCGCAGCGGAGTGCTGCGGAGCTCAGGACCGAGTTCGAAAAAGCCATTCCCGAAGTCAAAGCCATATACGGGGATGGGTTCGAGCCCAAAAAGTACCTGTCTGAAGTCACGGACTGGATGAGGGCTCAGGGCGTACCGGAAGGTGTCTTTGGACAGATCACCAAGGGCTACGAACTCAAGGCGATCACCAAGGCCATGCTCTATGACAAGATGCAGGAAGCGAGGAAGGCCGCGGCAAAGAAGCTTGCCGAATCCCCGAAGGTTCAGCCTCCCAAGGGGCGCCCAGCAGGTGATAACGGAAGCGCGGATCGCGTGCGTACGGCGCGCGCTCTGCTCCACAAAAACCCCAACAGCACCGACGCAATCGTCGCTATGCTTGAAGCCGAAGCCTAAAGGAGGGCACCATGGCAAAAGTAAGCGGTCAGCTCAAGGACGCGAGCATCAACGGTAAGCCTCGCGACTTGATGAACATGATCTTCGACATCTCCCCTACGGACACCCCTTTTCTCACAGCGTGCGGCAAATCCAGCGCATCCCAAACGCTTCACGAATGGCAGACGGACATCTTGAACGCCCCGGTAAAAAATGCACAGCTGGAAGGTGACGACGCCAAAAATTTCGAGGCAAGCAATACTACTGAGCTGACGAACAAAACGCAGATCCTCAGCAAAAACATCAGCGTCTCGGGCACGGCGCAGGCCGTAAAACAGGCAGGCGTGAGCAAGCAGTACAACTATCAGCTTGCCCAGCGCATGAAAGAAATCAAAAAGGATCTGGAGCTCGCTCTGTTGAGCAACCAGATCGAGGGAAACGACAACGGCACGAGCCAAGGTCGTACGATGCGCGGGCTGCCTTGCTGGATGACTGAAACCTCGAATATCAGTCTGGGTGCTTCCGGTGCTGCTGCTACATCCAGCGCAGTCGCGACTGCTGGAACGGCGCGGGCCTTCACTGAAGAGCTGTTGAAGACCGTATTGACAGGTATCTACACCTCTGGCGGGAATCCTGATCGAATCATGGTTGCCCCTGATCTTCGCGTGAAAATGTCCGAAATTCTGAACGGTGGCGCCACGCGGATGGAAAACGTGGAGAAGAAAAAAGCCACGGCGGTTATCGACGTCTACGTTTCCGATTTCGACACGCTCAAAATTATTCCGAACCGCGTACAGGCATATGAGCCCTATTCCAAAAAAGCGGCATTTATCCTTGACCCTGAATACTGGAAGGTGGCGTATCTGCGAGGGTTCAGCACCAAGGAACTCGCTGTCACTGGCGACAGCAAGAAGGGCCAGATCATTGTTGAATGCACCCTTGAAGCGCGCAATCCTGCCTCTTCCGGTATGATTGCTGACCTTTCGGCCACGGCATGATGAGCGGCGGGGGAAACCCCGCTCAGGGGTAACTATGGCAAGACAGAAGCATATCACGATCCGCATCACAACCGACCGTCAGCCTTGGTTTGACGGTTTCCCCCGTAACCGAGGGGAAGAACTCAAGATGCCGGAGAAAGAGGCCATGCCTTTCATAGAAAAAGGCTTTGCCGAAATTGTACGGGGTTCCGATGGCAGTGAATCTGACTGAACGGGTGGGGAATGGGGACGTCCTCGAATGGCGTAATGATGGTGTCGTCGACCGTTTTCATGGTGGACACATTATCACGAGGGAACAAGAAGTCACGGACATTCTCGAATTGAACGCGGCGGAGAGGAATGGCGACAGGCTCCACGGGTTCCGCATCGCCCCCACGTTCCGCAAGGTTGCCAGCATCCCGGTAGCCGCCGTTGATATTGCTGCGGCACAGGGGCTTGATCTGCTCGGCGATCCTGAGGCTATGCGGCACTTCCTGAACGACCCCGAAAACCGGGCGTTTCGCACGACCTTGGAGAGGGTGTGATGGATCTGCGTTCCTATGACGGGCTGAAAGAAGCCGTGAGAGAGTATCTCGGGCGCGGAGATCTGGACGACAAGATCCCGCTGTTTATCCAGCTTGCTGAACTCAGGCTGAATCGTGAGGTTCGGATGCGCGTCATGGAACGCAGGGCCACAACTGAAGTGCAGGCCGGGCAAACGGCTGTCCCCCTCCCATGGAAGAGGAAAGCCGGGGATTGGGACGTGTTCATGGAAATGCGGGATCTTGTGTGGATGTCCAATCCCCCGGTCAACCTCACGTACATGCCGCCTGATTTGTACGCGGTCAAATCGGTGGTGCGCGGGCTTCCCCGACAGTACACGATCATCGGGCGGGACCTGTTCCTTGTTCCGGCTGCCGATGCTGACGGTAAGCTGATACTGACCTACTACGCTGAGATCCCGCCACTCTCTGCCGAACAGCCTGATAATGAAGTGTTGATTACCTGCCCCGATCTCTACTTGTACGCTGCCCTCGTTGAAGCAGGCCCGTATACGCGGGGTTCCGCTCCGGTCGAGATGTGGACGCAATACTATTCGGCGGCCAAACAGAAGGTTGAGGAACAGGAACAGCGGGCGCGCTTCACGTCAAACGTCGCTATGGCGCCGATTCGGAGGATATGATGAGCCTGACGGACTACGGAGAAAACTGGATGCTGAACGCCTTCAAGTCGGGCGGAACATACTATTTGGGGCTATTCACATCCATTCCGGGAGAAGCCGGTGGAGGAAATGAAGTTTCCGGCGGGGCGTACGCGCGGCAGGTTATAACGTTCGGCACGCCTAAAAGTGAAAGCCTCAAAAGCGCATCGGCTATTGAGTTCCCCGTTGCTACGGCGTTGTGGGGAACCATCGTTGCATGGGCGTTGTTCACTGCCGCAAGCGGGGGGAACATGATCTGGTATGGGGATATTACAAATCCGAAAGAAATATCCCCTAGTGATATTGTACGATTTGAAGCCGGAAGCATTGCCTTAAACATAGACTGAGTTCAATATGTCGTCATCGTTCTATGCCCTTTCGCCGCCTCCCCAAACGCTCGAATCTACTGGTGAATGGGGCGATATTGATTCCCTGCTGTGGTCGCTTGATGATCCACGCTGGCTGACAATCGGTGTGTATGGAATCCGGGGAACGGAAGCGGCAAGGACGACACAGGGCGTGATGCTTTCCAAGCGCATACGCCTATTTTCCGGTGCGGCAACGGTAGCGACAAGCGGATTTGGTTTTATTTCCGCCACTGTTTTACCCAAAGGAGAAACAAGGGCTGTATCTTCAGAACATGCCTCACTTGTTCGCGGGCTCAGTCTTTCTGGGAAGGACTCCGCAGCATCTGATGATGGAGGAATGGTTTTCCGCATCCGACCCGTTTCCGGTTCAGCCTATGCTCAGGCTACGGAGACGGAGGGGCCGCGTAGAGTTCGACTTCTCACGGCTCCTGTTTATGCTGTTTCGAGTGAAAACAGTCTTCTGGTATTGCGAGAAAGATGTACTTCCGGAGAAATTACTGCACATACTTTCGAAACTGCAATCCCTTCGATCAAAGGGCATAACTGGAACGAAGAGGCACAGATAACAGGAGACTGGAAAATTCTTCATGATGATACGGCGCGGGGGTGGAGCCCGATTTCTGGAACGCATCCTGCTAACTGGCGGGGGATCGTACAATGGCCATAAACATGACAACGATCGAATTTGCCGCATGGGAGCCAGATCAGCCCGCGTACGGCGGACAACAGGCGCTCGACGCCCAGAACGTCATTCCGGGGAAGCGCGGCTACCGCTGTATGCCGGGGTTGGCGAAGATGGCGAAACCTGCGCTTTCTTCAAGCGTACTTGGCGCATTTAGCATGAAAGATCTTTCGGGTGGGCTGATTACCGTGGCGAGTACTGAGCATGGGATTTTTTCGCTCGACGGCGCGGAATGGGCGCAAAAACACTCGGGGGCGGCATTGTCTTCAAACCGGGAGTTTGTGAGCTACGGGGACGTTATCTATGCGCTGTACGGGACGATTTTGCTGAAAGCGGAAGTTTCCGGGGCTGTGCAGGATTTTTCTGCCGTCAAAGATGCTCCGGCTGCCGCTAGGCTCGGAATTATCAAGGATTTTCTTGTGCTCGGCAAACTGTCGGGTCAGGGAAACGCAATCCGGTGGTCAGGCATTGACGATCCCGATGCATGGCCTGCACCGGGGAGCAATGACGCTCAGTACAAGCAATCGGACATCCAAATTTTCCCGGTAGGCGGGAATGTACAGGCCATTGTAGGCGGCGTTGGCGGTGTAGACGGGTTGATTTTCATGGAAGAAGCTGTTCATCGGGCTACGTTTGTAGGCCCTCCCTATGTCTTCCAGTTCAATGTTGTGGACAGACGGAGAGGCGCACTCGCTTCCCATTCTCCTATCGTGTGCGAAACAACATGCATTTATCTGGCTTCTGATGGCTGGTACGCTACAGACGGCGCAAGTGTGAGAGCCATAGGTGCAGAACGCATCGACCAGTGGTTTTTCGATACTTGCGATATGGACAGGGTTGAAGAAGTCCGCGGAGTATGGGACGCGCAAAACCGCGTGGCATTCTGGTCTTTCCCGGACAACGGGTGCCCGCATAATATCCACAATAGGCTTCTCATCTACAACTATATCGTCGACAAATGGTCATATGCGAAGCTGAACACGGAATTCCTTTTTGAAGACTATGCGCGTGGCATGACGCTTGAAGATCTTGACGTATACGGAAGCCTTGAAGATGTGCCGTTCTCTCTGGATTCTTCGGGGTTGAAGAACAGAAGCCTCGGCATATCAGCCTTTGACATGGAGCATACGCTGTCCCGCTTCTCTGGAGATGCCCTCGAAGCCGTCATTGATACGGCGGAAGTCGGCGGGCAAAGGGTGTTCATGCACGGCATACGCCCGCTTGTTGACCGGGGTGACGCCGAAGCCGCCCCGGTATGGCGCATTCTTCAAAGGGATATACCAAGCTTTGGAACATATAGCAGGCAGTCCAGAGATGGGGTCTGCTACCAACATCTTTCTGCAAACTATATTCGTGCGCGGGTCCGTATCCCTTCCGGAAAGCACTGGCTGTCTGCTGTTGGCTGTGAGGTCATGGCGGAACTTGAAGGGGGTATATGATGGCATTTTGCACGGTTACAGGAGAGTCAACGCCGCTCCATATCATTGAAATTGCACAGACAGCAAACGAGGCCCTGCGCGGGGAAACGTACACAACTGGCGTAGTAGACGTAATGGAAGGAGAGACAGTGGTCACGGTTCGAGATGCCCGCTGTGGGGCGGGGAAGCTGGCGTCCCTTGTTCCTCTCGACGCCAAGGCTTCCGCCGTGTCGTGGTGGCTCTCATCCATGCTCAATGGTGAAATGACATTCACTTTTTCCTCCGCTCCGGGGGCTTGCCGTTTTGGGTGGGCGCTTCTCGGCGCGGGCGGGCAAATCAAACAAGGATAAATCTATGTATCAGCGCAGTATCGGACCTCAGCTTCAGTTTGGTTCTCCTATGGCTCAAGTATCACCTTCCCAAGGGGCAGGAGGGGCTATCCCCAACGCTTCCCCTATGCCGATGCAGGACAATGGAGCCATGGATCCTACACAAATAGGCGGCTTGCTTGGGATGCTCAAAAACATGCAAGGGAATCCTGCCGGGCAGAGTGATTTCAGCTTTGATGCAAACAAGGCCATATCCGCACTGCCCAATCTGGAGAACGGGGTTCAATTCGGCGGGGTTCCTGCAGGGCAATCTCCCAACAACCTTGGCGGAATGTCGTTTATGAACGGAACGCAGGGAAGCGGGATGGCGGACTATTTTAAAAACCTTCTTGGGGGCGCATGATGGGTGAATTTTCCCGCGTCTACAAGACGGAGCTTTCCGATGTGCAATTAGGATCGGTCTGGGAACGGTTCGTAGAATGTGACCGCGATCAGCATATTTTCTATAATAAGCCACCAATGGACGGAAAAGATTTTGCCCGGTTCTGTCGGGACGAAGACGTGCACTTGTGGGTGATCCTGTTCCGGGATGAGATTGCGGGGATTTTCTGGCTTACTGGGCATGAGGGAAAGACGGCGTACTGCCATTTTGGCCAGCTTCCGACGAAAGCAAAACGCACTGCAGAAAAGATCCCCGTACAGCTTGGATTTGGGAGATATTGCCTTGGGACGGCGCTATGGGCGCATGACGGGCAGGACTTTTTACTTGATCGTCTTCTCGGGCTGACTCCACTTTGCAACCGTTCGGCGGTACGTTTTATCGACAGGCTTGGGGCTCAACCTGCTGGCATTATCCCAGGCGCGTGTTTTTTCAATGAATCCGGAAAAAATGAAGATGGAATAGCAACATATTACACTCGCGAAACCGTACCTATGGAATGGTGCAAGGTATAGGAGAAAGATATGGGCGGTGGAAAAGGTAGCAGTGGTGGTTCCACCACGACAGTGCAGAAGGCCGATCCTTGGGAAGGTCAGCAACCCTATTTAGTCGGCGGGATACATATAAATGGCGTTCCGATTGCTGGCACTTTTTATGAAGCAAACAAACTTTATCAAAACGGTCAGCTTGCACCTGAATACTATCCGGGGCAGACGGTTGCCGATCAGTCTCCGTGGACGCAACAGGCGCTCCAGATGCAGGCGGACAGGGCACAGAATGGATCAGGGGTTATCAACTCCGCGACGGATGCGATTCAAGGTATCATGGGCGGATCGGGTATCACGGGCAATCAGGGATTACAGACGCTTAATCAGATGGCGTCTTCTCCCGACTCGAACCCATACCTTGATGCTATGTACAACAGGGCGAACAATCAGGCGCAAGCCTCTCTGAACGCCAATTTTAGCGGAGCGGGCAGGTATGGATCTGGAGCACATGAGGCCGCATCCGCAGATGCCGCAAATAACCTAGCGACACAGCTTTACGGCGGGGCCTATGAATCAGATCAGAACCGTCGTCTTTCCGCAGCACAGGGAGCGGGGCAACTCTACAATCAGGGTATTGGACAACAGATTCTTGGGTCCAATGTCGCGCAACAGCTAGGGAACCAAGCCTATACTGACGCTTCGGCCTTGTCTCAGGCTGGCGGAATCATGGACGACTACAACCAACAAAAGATCAATGCGGATATTGATCGGTACAATTACAACGCGCAACGCCCATTGAGTGCATTGAGTGCTTACAACCAGCTGATTCAGGGGAACTACGGCGGCACCAGTACCAGCACCGGGAAGCAATCCGGAGGGAGCAACACGTTGGGTAATGTTGCTGGAGGCGCTCTCGCGGGAGGCGGTATAGCTTCATTGTTGGGGGAAAGCAACCCGTGGATTGCTGCTGCGTCAGGACTTGGCGGCCTTCTCGGTCTTTTGTGAGGTGACGTATGGCATTTTTCGGAAGCGGCTATTTCGGTCAGGGGTTCACTCCGGCGGACATCCTTTTTGCACAGCAGAACCAGCAACAGCCGACAGCGGGGAGCTTTCAGGCGCCACAGCAACCTACAGGATCGTTTTTTGGAAGCAATCCGAATTTGGCACAAACTGGCGGCCTTCTCAGCCTATTGGGGACTGACGGACAGCAAGAGAAACAGGGGCAGTCACAACAGGGCGGGGCCTCTTCCACGACTTCAGCCTCGTTCTTTGGCGGCAAGCGTGAGCCCTCTTTTGAAGAACAGGAGCGGGAATACTCCTCCATCCGGGATCAGGTCATGAAAGACCCCGGAAGCGCGGCACTCCTAGCTGGACTGTCCATTTTGAGCGCGAACAGGCCCAGAAACGGACGCACCCCGGGCCTTGGGGAGTTGGTCGGTGCCGGGGGCCTTGGGATGATTCAGGGGCTCGGGCAGATGCAGCAGGCGCAGGACGTGCGGCGTAAGCAACAGATGGACATGGAGATGAAACGGGCTGAACTGGCAAGCAAGCTAGGACCTAAATATGAAAAAGTTGGTAACCGCCTGCTCAGGACAAAACCTGATGGAACCGTTGATGTAGCGTATGAGGGAGAGCCTGAGCTTAGTGGAGATGCTGCAAATCTTGCGATCATCCTTGGAAGGAATCCTACCGTCCAGGAGTTGATGGACTATAGGAAGAAAGGAGCATCTTCTGTCAATGTCAATACAGGACTTCCTTTTGATCAGGCCACAAAAGCCGCAGGTGTACTGCAAGCCCAACAACAGCTTGAAAACATTATAAGTGGCCTTTTTGATGAAAATGGAAATTTCAAGCGTTCTACTGCGTTGGCGTCAATGATTCCAGGCACTGATGCCGCACAATACGATAAGCAGGCTACTCAAGCCCTTGAAGCTTGGCTCCGAGCAATGACTGGCGCAGCTATCACAAAAGAAGAGCTAAATAGCTATCGTGATATGTACATGCCAAGGCCGTGGGACAGTGAAGAAGTGGCCAAAGACAAGATAACTCGCCTGAATGCTTTGTTCTCAAGCAGTTTGGATATGATGGGGAGCAAACTTCCTTCTTCAGCCCGCAAGCCTGATATTCAAGTAGAGTTTCCTAATGCTAAACCTGCGTTGAATGGAAACGTGTCTGTCCGAGGGGCTGTAGGAGGTAAACGTGAAAAAACTCCTGCTGTCCCTGAACTTCCCGCCGGATTTGTGCTTAACAACTAGGTGGTACTGCAATGAGAACGGCATACAATCCTCAGACAAGAGAAGTCCTCGGGCTGAAAAATGGACAGTGGACAAAGTTACAAACGGCTAGCAACGACAAGGGTGATATGCTCTATCTTGGGGATTCCGGATGGGAACCCCTGAACCTTGGTTCAGCCTCTACGCCGGATCAGCCGCAACAGGGTGAAAAAAGCTTTTGGGAAAACGCCAGAGACGCTATCGGGATGCATGATCCGGGCCGCGCTTTCAGCCTTGGAAGCCGAAATGTCCTTGAAGGGCTGGGCAAGGGCGCAACGCTTGGCCTTGGTGATCCGGGCCGCGTCATTTCTGACTGGATGGGCTTGGCGAAACCGGATACGGATGCCGAACGAATGCGCGGGGCGTTTATTGAGGGCGCAGCCGGAACGCTTCCCATGCTCGGCACGGGTGCGGTGATGCAAGGGGCAAAACCTCTAAGAACTCTTACTGACTCCATAAAAATCACAAAACCGCAGGACACAACATTCCAAGCTATGTTGCGGGGTAGAAAAACAATCATGCAGGAAGCGCAAGATGCCCCAAAAATCGCGCAGTATTTGACCGCTTCCCCATCTTTGCAAGTTGCGGGTGATGCTTCGGCAAATCTTGCTTCTGAGGTTGCACGTCAATCTGGAGCGGGAAAGGGTGGTCAGTTTGCGGCGGCTCTGGCTGGCGGTGTCGCACCGGGCGCGGTCTTGGCTCCTTTTCGTGTGGCTGGCCGCGCTATCGGAACAGGGATTACGGCCTTAGATGCACTTTCATCCGCAGGACAGAAAAAGATTGCCGGGTCTACGCTGCGCCGCATGGCGACCACGCCTGAAGGTATTGAACGGGCAATACGGGAACGTATTCCCGCTTCCGAACTTGTCCCCGGAAGCGCTCCGACATTGGGCCAGATTGCCGAAGATCCCGGCATCGCCGCTCTTGAGCGCAGCCTGAAAGATACGGATACGCAGGGCGGCAGAATTACGAACCGATACGGCGAACAGGAACAGGCTAGGCAAGCAGCCCTTGCTGACGTCTACAACCGCGCAAACCCTCGTGTAGCCGGACTACGTGCGGGCATTGATTCTGAATTGAGCGGAACGGCGATGTCCACGGATGCCTCGCAAGTTGGAAAAGATCTTCTTGAAGCCAGAAACGCTGGCGAAACAGCTTTCAAAAAACAGTTTGTGACTCCGGCCTATGAGTCTGTTGACCCGGAAGGGACGTCCCGTTTTCTTGTTCAGCCTATTCTTGATGACGCTAAAACATATGCCAATAAGATGTTCGGGCGTTACCGTGTCCATTCACCAGACAGCGCGACGCAAAGACAAATAAACGCCATGCGGGAAGCTATGGACGCGGAAGGCGCAGTCCCTTTTTCAGAAATCAATCATTGGCGTTCCGCACTCAGCGAGGCCGCATTTAATGATGCCAAGGCCGGAGATTACCGACAGGCGGCAATGGCTAACCGTATCAAAGGCTTTCTCGACGGCTACGTTGACGATATGTCATACAATGAGGCTCTGCGCGGACAACGCCCTCAAATCAACAGCCGTAGCCCTTTGTACAAAGAGGCGACACGGTACGCTGAACAAGCGGTAGGCAATGACCCTTTTTGGGATGATATGGCCGAAATAGCCAAGCGTGGCATTAATAAAGACGAGTTTGTCCGCCTGTTCGGGCGCCGTTCATTCGATGATGTGCAGGCTGCATATCCAAACTTGATCCGCAAGAGCGGAACGCTCGATCCTTCTCAGCTTGGCGCTGATATGGTTTCCGCACGGGCTGGCGGATTTGAAACGGATTATGCGCCGCGTGACGCTACCGAATTCGTCAATATGATCGTGGACAGGTTCGGGCCACAAACCCAGACGCGCAAACAGCAGATAGCTACATTGCGGGATCAGTACCTTGCGGAAAACCTTCCCGCACATACCGGACTCTCTCCAGAACAGGCTGAAAAATTCAGGGAAGCCAAGTCCGCAAACCGTGAGATGAACCGTGCGTTTAGGGAGGGTCCCAACAAGGGATTGAATGCGACATACTCCGGACCAGAAAGTTCTGTTCCTAAAAGATATTTTCACGCAGGTGAAGGTTCCAAGGAAGATATTCAAACGTTCATGCGCGGCGTAGGGCGTGATCCGCAAGCCGTTGAAAATTTGAAAAGGTATGCTCTCTCTCAGGCTGCCGAATCTGCGGTAGGCAAGGGGAAGGGGCGGGCAACGTCTCAGGGGTTGAAGAATTGGATGTATGCGCACCGGAACGCCATTGATGAGGTGCCTGGGCTCCGCAAAGATCTAAATGCCATGCTCCGCAATATCAATATTACGGAAGCGGCGGAACAAGGCCTTGATTCGGCTATTTCCCTTTCCAAAACGGGAGATCTCCGCGCCAATGCCTTGATCAATAGCGATCTCTTTGATTGGCGCAAGGGTGGAACCTTCCGGGATCGCCTCATCTCTTCCGGGGCATTTGATGATCAGGATTTGTCCTCACTCTCCAACGTCCGCGCGGATCTTACTCGGGCACAACGGGCGGACAGGCTGGGGTCCACCTCGGGAAGTGCAACCGCGAAAAATCTTGCGACACAGCACATTCTTGATCGCGCGTTAGGTGGAGATGTGGGGCGCACAGGGGGACCGACCGGGAAAACTCTGACGGATAACCTCATTGCCCGCGCTGCCAGCATTCCTGGAAATATTATTGGCGAGAAACTGCAAAAATGGGTTTACGGTGGTGCAGACAGTGCCGTCCGTGATTACCTGACGCAAGCCATGCTTGATCCCAACTATGCGCTTGAACTTCTCGGGCGTGCGAAACCAAAAGAAATTCCAGCGATTGGCAAGGTGTTGAAAGACATCAGGCGGGGTATGGCAATGACGGCTGGGCGTACTTCCCTTCTCGACCTCATTTCCCAGATGCAGGAGTAGCGATGAAGGCACAGGGATTGCTCGATATGCTCAGGGCCATTGGAAGAGATGAGGAACCGCAGGTCAAGCGGTTCATGCCGATTTCCGGGGGGCTCGGGGCGGGGTATGCCAACCTTAATGAAGCCAAGGCCGCGCCGTGGAACCAGCCCGGAATGTCCGGCTTGCTCCGGGACATCGACGACAAGCCGCTTGAGCAACCTGTGTACAGCCCCATTGATCTCGCGGTTGCTCCGGTGGGGGCGGCCGGGCTCGGCGCAAAGGCGCTGGCAATGGTCACGGACCCCGTGATCAGCATCGGGACGGACTACGCTGCGGAGGGGGCGGCAAATGCGTGGGACGTCATGCGGCAGACTCCGGAAGGGCGCAAAAAGGCGGAAGGCCTTCTTGGAATGTTCGCTTCCGGGAACTACTGAGCTCTTTGACAAGGGAATAGGGAACGGATAGAAAACCTGCTGTGGGGCACGCCTCCCGAAAGGAGGCAACCCCATGAAGCAATTCCTCCGGGACGTCGCGGCGCTTGCGCTTGCTGACGTCATAGCGGCTGTTGTGGTTCACTTGCTGAACTTCTAAAAGCAGTTGCCCCGTAGGAATTGCAGTTCCTACGGGGCGCTAAAACTGGATTCTCGAAATCCGGGGGACGTGCCCCACGGGGCGGTGGGTGTTGACGCACTCGCCGCCCTTCCTTTTTCAATAGCCATTCATTCGGGATTGGTCAAGTTTATACCAGCCCTTTCAGCACCTCTATGATGATTCCGGCCATGAATGCCGCCAACAGCGGGGCGCCAGTTTGCAGAAACATGCGGATCATGAGCGCACCCTCTTCTCGATCTGGCTCATGATGCCCAGAAGGTGCCAGCCGGGATTGAAGCCCTCATAGAGTCCGGGCCTGCGCATTGAAAACCCCTCGCACAGCATTGAGAAAAGGCATTGGTGAATGGTCGAATGCAGCCCGGGACCCTCACCGCCCACAGTGAACGGAATCCGATACTTTCTGAGCATGGTGTGCATGACGTTGAACGTCACCTCTACAAGCCTCTCCTTGAGGTGTTCAAGGTCATTCCGCTTCCCGGAGTACAGATCGTCAATCTCCCGCATGAGCCTGCGGCATTCCTCGACTGAGCAAGGGAACGGATCGGCGGAGGCTGAGGGCAGGGCGGCTTCAATGGTCAGCTTCAAGCCTACCAGATATTCCACGGCCTCCCCCATGAGATGGGCGGGAAGTTGCTGGTACTTGGCGATCTGGAAGTGGCGGTTGAAGCGTGTCCAGATTTGAGCATAGGCGCGGGCGCGTTCGGACTTCGGCAACATGCCCACCTTGGCGTCCACGATGGCGTGGATTTGGGCTTGCTGTTCCGCTGTGATGGTGGATGTGGAGATGGTCACGAGTTGTTCAACGGGCACCCTGTCGCCGTACTGTTCGATGACGTCAAGCACCCAACGGCGGAACGCCTTAGCTACCGGAGTCCGGGCGAACATTGCGAGAAGGTGGCAGCCGCGTAGAGAGAATATGCGGGTCTTGGTGAGGAGGTTTCCCGTGGTGCCCATTTCGGGCACGTCGACGATTTCAACCAGTTGCGTCATTTCTGGGGTGAATTCATCGGAATTTCGATCGTACAACCGAGATACTTTTCTGTCATCAGAATACCCCAAGGCACGGGCAAGTTCTGAAGAACGGAACCAAGGTTGATTGTCACGGGTGACGGGGGAGAAAGTGAAATCGTTGAAGCAGAGAGACTGTAACATAGGGTACTCCAAGTGAACTTTTCAAGGTTCTCACAGGCATCTTCTCCAATAGAAAAATGCCGGGTGTTGAAAACAGCACTTGGAGCTGCTCCCCGCCTTTGGGCCGAAGCCTTGGACATATCGGGGACACCCGGCATCAGTAGGTGCACTTATAGCCCAAAAGAAAGCCAAAAAGAATCTTGACTCTCAAAAAAAGCACAAAAAAGGCCATACTGTCGGGTGGCGTAGTCCGCCAAGTGGTGTTTTCAAGCACCGTTGCAGACATGACGCCACAAAAACGTGTAAATGTCAATAAAAAGTGTTGTGATTGAACATGCGTGTATACTTATCTGCATTGAATTAAAAATACATAGTTTGGGTTTGCCCCACCGCCATAAATACTAAAAAACGTTCTTTGTGTGGTTTGATCGCTAACTATGTCGTACCCATTTGGACACAGTTCTCCAGCCTTTTTATAACATTCTTGACTATATCCTCCGCACTCAATGGAATATCCAGTCGCTCCACTCGGCAAAATCATTTTTGTTGATGTCGCACATCCTGACAGAAAAATAGCAATTAATATTATTAAATTTTTCATATGAGCATACTTTTTATATAGTTTTTAGCATGTAATAAGTGTTTATTTGTTGCATTTGAATAAAAAATTTTTATTACTCCCTTGAGAATATATTCCACCTATAAATGTTGTGCTGTTTGATTCATCTCCATAGATTATTGTATATCCATTTTGACATATATCACCCATTCTTTTATAACAGTATTGAATCATTGAAGAACCGCATATAACAGAGTGCCCGGGTTCTCCTGATGGCAGAATAATTTCTTCATGTTGGGTATACATTGTAGCACAACCAAACAAAAGTATAGCCGCCATTGCCAACCACAAAATACGTTTCATCATTTCCCCTCCCTCTCCATACGGAGAATGTCTTTCTCC